CTCTTTTCAAGTGTAGCCAAATCTTTCGTTTTGCTGGCAATATCTTTTTGATATTCGTATAATTCCTTGGTCGAAGAAAGTGCTTCTTTTTTCTTATCTATGAGATCCTGTAAAACTTCCAAAACAGCATCATACCCGTCACGAGCAAGGTCAACCATTGATTTGCGTTCGTCGTTCGCTGAAAGTATAACATCTCTCTGCGCCTTAACGAGTTCTTCTTTACGGCTAATTAAATCTTGATTAGCTGGATCTTTTGCAATATCTGCTTCAATTTTCTTAATCTCATTGGCATATTTCTCTGCTTGTGACATGTAGATATTATACTTAGATGCATAATTACCAAGCTGTGCAATACCTTCATTGGTAAGTCCACGATTTAAGTGACCATCAGTTAGATTGTCTCTATCATCTAATAGGCTTTGCACAAACTCAATTTCATCTGCAATACCTGTGATTTTATCCTGTACAAGATCGAATAAATCCCAATCAGCCTGACGCATATTGTTATAGAACTCTTGAATTGATTTATTTGATTCTACGATAGAACCATTGACTTCGTTGATTTTTTGCTTGAGATCATTTAAGGCTTCTGAATCTTGCGAAACACTACCAGAATTGAGCATATTATTCAACTCAGCGACCATTTGATCTCTTTGCTGCACTAAGAGTTTATTATTTTCATTCTCATTTTTGAGCATTGCTTCATAGTATGATTTTGAGATAATACGTCCTTTTGTCTCTGCATAGTCCACTAACTTATCCAGAATATCATTGATATCTGTGAAGACCTTCTCCATATCCTCAAACTGCGTTACTATGTTGTCGAATTTCTTTTGTGCTAGTTCGGAGAGAGATATGTTGAGTTCTTGGATTTTGTCTTGTAGCTCTACAGCCTTTTCGTACCAATTCTGGTAGTCTTGAATTTTATTGTACAAATCCTCATCAGTGATATCCTCAATATTTATTTCTCCGTTACGAACCTTACGTTTGTAATCTTCAGACAACGAAACACTATCTGCCTGTTGTAAATATCTCTTATATCCCTGTGTAGCCCATTCGATTTCATCTGCTGTTTTAGCAATCTCATCATTTAGAGCAGTGGTACGAAGTGTCCATCCAGAGAATGAATTTTCCTCTGTTTTATTCAAGCGAGCAATAGCTTCTTCACAACGGTTGATTTTAACCTCAATCCAATCAAGTGTTTCTGAAAACTCATCCGCTTTATCCTGTGCGCTGGAACTATTTGAACTGTTTGAATTAGAACCTGATCCAGAACCGCTTGAATTATGTCTATTTGTCCAATCATTATTTGTGCCACCTATAATAGTAGTCTTTGAACCTGTTGATTTGCTATAGGCATGTGATAACAATGTACCATTAACAAATCCACCACCAATAAGTTTGCCACGAATACCACCAATACCGTTTAATAGTTTCTCGGTATCAATATGGTTGAATATTACGTCGCCCTTCTTTAGATTCATAAATTCAGCACCACGCTTACCAATAAGCTGTGCCTGTCCATTACGAACTAATAATTCAGGTGCAACCTCTCCAACAAGAGCCTGTTGATCGTATGCAATCTGTCCGTTGCGAACTCCATTATTATAAGCATTAGTACCGCTTGCTTTACCAAACATAACTGTTTTTCTTGTCTTGGTATTGCCACGAGAAGTTGTAGTGGTGCCAGATGCACTTGCATTAACTTTGACATTAAAACTCTGGCTATTTAAAATGCTTTGTAGATTTGCATGAAAGTTCTCTGACAGCTTTGCCTGTACCTTAATCTTTGCTGTCTGTTTACTTGCCTTAGATACTGCATTATTGAGTGCCTTATCATAAGCGGACATATCAGCATCGACCTTAATACTTGTATCCGAATCCTTTAAGAAACTATCAGGGTTAAGATTTGCTAACTGTTCCTTGAATTTATCCGTATCAATTTCAGCATCAATACCAATTTTCGTGAGTTCTCCTTGATCCTGTAAATTCTGCAACTGTGTTGTTACATTTGCAAGATGTGTTTCAGCATCGGTCGTATCAATGCCAAGTGTTTCTGCCTGTTCGAGCTGTTGTTTTGCAGATATATATGACTGTAATACCGCTAATACAGTTTGAGAACCTTCTTCAACTTGTGATGCATCAATACCCATAATTGCAGGCTGTTCAAGTTCCTGTTTCTGTTTGAGTAATTGTGCAATAACAGTCTGTGCATCTTTCCAACTATCAGAACCAATTTCAAGTCCATCACGATACGTTTGTAGACTACTAATCTGCTCATTCAGACTATCAACATCTAAATCTGCACTAAAATCAATTTTAATACTCTGATCTTTTTCAGAAATTCGTTTTGCAGCTTCTTCAGCTTCACTTTGCAAATCGGTTGTATCTGCCAAATGTGCATAAAATTCTATCTCTGGTTGAATTTCCCCGGCAACTGAATCATACTGTTTCCATAATTCAGTTGTATCAAATCCGGCTTTATCTAATTCTTCAATTGTCTTTTTGTAGTCGGCTAAATCTGTTCTTGCATCAACCGATTTCTGGACAATGGCATTTAACCCATCTACAATAGATTCCGACATGTTATCGAAATTAATGTCAATACCTTCTGCTTCCGTCATAGCCAAGAATAAATCTACGACAGCAGAACGAGACATGTCTACATCATTACAGAATTGCTCTAAGTTTTGTACATCTATTTTGAATGTACCATCAGAATTTTTAGTAATCTGATCTGATAGTTGACTAGCATCATCCAGAAATGTATATAGACCAGAAATATCTTCGGTAAAATACTTTTCGGCACGTGTAAGATATTTATCCCATAAGGCATCAGAGTATTCCAATTCATCATTTGCAGAACCGATATATTCCATGAATGTTTGGAAATCATCTGTTCCCGTCCAGCCATTTTCCCATGCTTTACGAGCTGAATCTAATTGTCCCTGAACATATTCGAAATTATCATTATTGTCTGGTGTCTCTAGCGCACGTTTGTAATTACTCAATGCAGACAAAGATGCCATAATACTTTGTTCAAGTGCATCATACTGATTAATTTCATCACCAAGCGCAGAAATATTATCTAAATGTGTAGATAAACTTTCAGACCATCCATCATTATCCTTTTTGAGATTACTAATTTCCTTACGAAGTGCATCAATGCCCTTATTCTTCGCAGATGTAAGTTTCTTACGGACATTTGTATCTTTTATCTCAGTCTTGATAATATCATTGATAGCCTTTGCTTCTTTTTGGTATTCCTGAACCGCAAACGCTTCTTTTAACTGTGTATTTACAAGTGCTGCTTTGCCTGCATTCTCGGTATATTCAGCCATATGTTCATTATTAAGAACTATACCAGAATCGGTGTACTGAATGACCTTAGATAAATCTCCATATGCAGATTTTAATGCTTCGATGGTTTCAGTAGATAAATAACCATTTTGTGACTGTTCTGATTGTGCGGATTTTGCCGCATCAAAAGCAGTGGCAGGATCAAATTCATATGTAGTATCATATACACTCTTTTGTGTAAGATACTTCTGCATAGCTTCTTCACGAGTTTCTGATTCACTCATGATTCTATTCCATGTTTGAATTTCTGCTTCGGTATTAATTGAATTTTCTTCGGCAAACTGTAATAGCTTGTCTTTGGATTCTTTCATGGCATCCATTGTCATCGGAATAGAGCCATCGGATTTTAATGTCTGGGCATACTTGTTGACACCATCCATCAACATCTCATAATTATCCAGATATTTTTGCATACCAAGATCGGATGCTGTCAAAGGTTTTCCAAGTGCATCACCTAATACATCATTGATTTCCTGGACGTATGCCTCAATACGATTCTTTGATTCTTCCAAACTGATATCATCATCACTGATTGTCAAAGCATCGGTAATAATCTGCTTGAATTGATCTCCCGTATCGGCATTCGCCATTGCTGATTGCAAAGGTACAAGAATATTAGTCTCGATTGCACTTTCTAATTCTTCACCACTTAGACCACTAAAATCGTCACCTTGAAGAATATCTCCCCAATTCAGACCACTCACAATGCTGCTAAGAGCTGACTGCATTTCATCATTACCTGTCATTGCAAGGTATGAACCAGAAGAGTTCTGCATCCACATATTGACATATGATGCAAATTCAGCGTTGCTTGTGGATAACTGCGATTCAGCAGAGCGCATTTCGGTATTGGCTGTACTAATTATTCCTGCATAATACTGTCTAATCTGTTCCTGTGTTTCCTTAGATAATTTTGCAAAATTGTACTCTGTTGCTGACGTACCATCTTGGCTAATAATAGCATCAGCAATATCAATATTCGCTTTTTCCATATCAGCAAGAAAATCTGCATAATATGTCTGTTTCTCTAACTCAGATTCAAAATTAGAAGCTGGCTTATTATTTGAAACACTTTCGTTGAAATTATCCAACGTTTTCTGGTACTTCTCGATCTTCTCTGTTTGAGTGTCGATAGTATCATTTTGTCCTTTTGCTTCCTTACCGAACACTTTAGATTGATTCTCAAAATATGTGTCGATATTTTTATTGATTTCCTGTTGAGCTAACTGTTGCTCAATTTCAAGGAGATCCTTTAATTTTCCTGTGATTCCATCTACATTACCTTGTAAATCAAGGATAGCATTACCATTATCATCATATCCCTTTGTAAGTTGTGGGAATACTTCGGCAAGCTGATTTGAAACGTCAAGAAATTCTTTGTATTCATCGTCGGATAAGCTGATATTTTTACCAGTAAGCTGATTTACTCCTTGTGCAAGTTCAGCATACTTTTTACCAGCTTCATCGACTGTATCTGCGTTTTGTTTGATTTCAGATTGAAGAGATTTGATATTACTTTGTGCGTCCTGCGCCTTTTCAGACATTTGTTCTAAGGCTTCAGCTTCATACTTATCTCGATTAATAACATATTTGTCTAGGGCTTTAAATCCTACTCCAACTAATTTTGTTACTTCTGTGATAAGCATCATCCATCCAACAGAAGATACAGCTTTCATTGCAAGAGATAATGCTTTAGTTTTCGTTGCTGCGAGAGCAGCGCTTCTACCAGATGATTGTAAAAATGACTCGTATCCCTTTAAGGCTTCAGCAGAAGTGTTATAGACCGTTCCTGATTCTGCGGTTGTTTGTAGGAATTTCTTAAATGATTCATCGGCTATACCTGAATTGTCTGCAAGTTCTAAAAATGATAACTGCATTGTATCGAAGGAACGCTCATCTTTAATTGCATCAAAGAAATCTGAAACATTCTGAGATAATTCAGGTATTTCTTTTTTGAAGTTTTCAAACCATTTTATTTTACCAGAATCTTGATCATAGCTTACCCATGCATTGTATAAGATTCAAAATTATGTTATAATTTACATATTCTTCTAAAATATATAATCAAATGGGAGGTTAAAATAAATGGCTTTAATCAATTGTCCTGAATGTGGAAAAGAGATATCTGATCGAGCTGAAAAGTGTATTAACTGTGGTTTTCCTTTGACACCTGTTGCAACTATTAATAATCAATCCTTCGAGATATCGTGGTTAAAATCCAACGAAGTTTCACAAATAGAAAAAATAAAAATTATACGAGAAAAAACAAATATTGGCTTAAAAGAAGCTATTGATTTTATTGATACATATAAACCTAATGATATAGTTAGTAAACAACAAATGCAAAAGCAAGCCAATATTCCTCATTGTCCTACCTGCGGTTCAACCAATATACAAAAAATCTCAGGAACTAAACGATGGTTGTCTACTGGATTATTCGGTTTAGCAAGTAGTGATATTGGAAAGAGTATGTGTTGTAAAAAGTGCGGATATAAATGGTAGAACTAATAGGAGAGATTGGATAAAAACTTATATTCCAATAATAATTTCATTTATTGCATTATTAAAATCATTTGATACTGAAATTATTTGGCTATGGAAGCAATTAATGAAATTATTGAAATAATAATAGGAGTCCAAAACGTTAATCTCGGATGTATAGTAGCAAATTGATTCATTGGAATGATTATTTTATCATATACAAAATCTATTTTAATCACGACCTTTCTATGGTTATGCTTGAAAACCGAATAATTGGTAAAATCTAAGAGTAATGAAGACTTATTAGGTGATGAATTTTTTATTTTGCTATACAAACAAAAATAATACAGAGCCATAATTTATGACTCTGTATTACCTCATGTGTTAAACTCATGTCAAAGACAATTGTTTAAGTTCCTCCTGATGTCACATATCTATCAGCTAATGGACACCCATTTCCTTGTTTGTATAAGGAAGTATACCAAATAATAAACTTACTGTCATATTTAAATAACAAAAATCGTTATTAATTCAGAAGTAGATAGTAGAATAGCCACGCACGTATGCAATTCATCCGTGTTGAGTAAATGCAATAATAAAAGACACCTTAATTGGTGTCTTTAAACTTTATATATTCACTTTCAAGTTTCTTAAAATCACAACATGTATAATTTAATCTATGATTTTTATTACATCCAATTTTATATACCGCTTGAGCCTTTTCATAGATGTTGGTTTTGTTATTCCTACAGTAATCATATTCTACTTTAAGTAAGTCTACATACTTTTCATCACGTTTTGAAATTTCAGAAAACTTTAATTCTGTTAATACTTCGTCATATGCTGGAATCATAAACGAAAATCTAATAGATGATATTGGAACAGATTCGTTATATATTAACAAACTTGTTTGATATTTCTTTGTAGTGTGAGATATTGGTGCATAATAATCAATTCCATTGATATTAAGCACAACTCCACATACAAATTTATTATTTGTACTATAATGAATATTTGGTACTTGATTATCTATTGTCTGTAAGTATCTTACATAATCCTCGTTTATATCATAGAATTTCAGCATATTTCTCCTTATGTATAATAAATGGGACGAAGATTCTGTCTCCGTCCCTGCATTAAATTTTCGCTCTTTCGGTGGCGAAACACCTAGCATTAAATCCTTCAGTTACGGTCGAAGCATACCTGGCATTAAATCCCAACTTACGGTGTTGGCAACCTTGCATTAAAGAAATCATTTCTGATTCATTATTTATATTATACACAATTATGAGAAAAATGGTAGTAGTAATATTGCACAAAGATTGCAAGCTATATACAAGCATTTTCAATAGTGATTACAAGATTATTCAATAGATTTACAAAGGTTAATACAAGATAGAAGAGTAGCCAACCGACTACTCTTCGTAAAATATATTTATAAATCTTTAATTAAATTCTTCCAATAATTATATCTTGCAGATACATTCTCTTGATTGGATGTGCCATTCTGAACGAATAATTTATATTCTTCGTTTTCGTCATAATGTTCAATGAAATCAATTACAATATCGACAAACCGACTAAACGATTTTTTATCTCTAGTAACTCTATATGCGGAATAAAGTACCATAGGAATAGAAGTTGCAGGCAAATCATCAATAGTTTCAAAAGCATTCTTCATTCTATTCAATGCTTCTTCTAAAGTATTCATTTTTTCTATATATTCATCTCCGTGTTCTGCAACAAAATTATTCATATCTTTCGATCTAAATGATGTAAAATCATTATCTGGATTCGTTGCAATTAACATCAGTGTTTGAATAATCCAATCACGAGTTGATCCATTTTTCTTTTGTGCCTTAGAAGAAATCATGTTAATGAATTCATTATTTGCTAACTGAGATACTTTTTCATTAAATTCGTTAGAGCCATAAACTACTCGTAATTGTTTTGGATTTAACGGCTTCCCTGAATTTTGTCTTCTGAACATCTCTCTAACATCTTCGTCAGTATAGTCAGAAATTTCATAAATTTGAATTTCAGCATCAAGTAATGCATCCTGAGTTGCTTCATCCAATTTAGTATATTTCTTTTTACTAACATCTTTCTCTTCGCCATTAATAATAACAGGTGAGAGATTGGCTGGTAAAGCAAATTTGTCATTAATAAAATCACGTAAAGTCGATAATCTCTGAACTCCATCAATAACAGCATATGTTCCATTATCTTCTACAGCGTAAGTTGGATTAACTGGATACTGACGTAAAATTGAATCAATTAGAAATCCTTTTTGCTGTGTGTTCCATTGACCTTCATCCCTTTGAAGTTTATGTGTTAATACAATTCCACCATTTTCTAATTTGCTTACAATTGACGAAATTGTTTTTGTACGACATGTTGATTTCATAAAATACCTCCTAATTTTTAAATTATATATGATATTTATTCATATCATATATAAAAACAAAAATCAAGAAATATTCTAATTTAGCATAAAATGTGCGAAAACACACTTTAACGAATATACGTTCTCTATATTTAGTTGTCAAAATATGATACAATGATACCAAGCTAATTGTATATGAGCCATCGTATCTCATATCATCGCACGACATGAAGCTTGGTATCATTTCTAATATGTACCATACGAAGTGATTGCGTAGAAACAATCACGATTTTGGAAATAAATATTTTCTGCCCTTTCTGGGCAAATACAAATTTCCCTAATGTTACGAAATTTCTACAGAAGGGAGGATAGGAGTGGAAGTATTAAATTTACTTCTCAAAGGTGGACTCATCTATGGAGTTTGCTATATCGCCAATATTATTGGAAAATGCTATGTCGCAACCATTAGCAGAAGTACAAGCGATAATAAAGCAAAGTCATTCTCCAAGATGATGTCCAAAGACATTAATATTAATTTGCATCAGTAGTTCTATCTTTTTGTATCAGCCATAATTTATTTCCTTTCCAATCCTGTGGGAGTCATCTTTACGATGGCTTCCACTTTATTATTCTCTGTTTTTTGTATGTTAAATTATTTTATTTTATTATCGTTTTTAGAAGTCGCCTAATAAAATGAGCATAATTACTCACTATTTTCTACACATCGCATAGCTACGATTGACTTTTTCTTATGACACTCAATCATAAGTTGCGGACTCTACATTGATGAATATTTTATCCACCCACTCTGGGAGTCTCTGGGAGTGACACTTGCTCAATAGAAGAGTAGTACGTCTCTCTGCTGATTGGGTTCTCATGCTAAATTACGAGTCACATGAGCCGTTCCAGTCCTTGTACGAACGTTCCCGTTTCGTAAACCACGGAGTCACCCACGGTTATATAAAGTGTTTTTCCAAAGCCCTCTTACTTGTAAATACAAGTTCGTTCCTGTTTTATCTATGGTTATTTAGCCATAGCAGTAGGACTTATCTGAACCGAGTAAGCATTTGTGTATAATGTAATCTTACGATTAATCCAGACTACCTTCACCTAATTTAGATATACCTAATGATGATATTGTACCTAAAATTGTAGGTAAAGTTCCAATAATATCAACAAAATTTGTTCCTAATTCAACAATATTGGTTAAGAAATCTATGCCAACCTTTAATGAATCTGAATTAATTGCAGTTGCCCAAAATTCTTGAACCCTATTTTGTAAATTTGCAATTTTTCCTTCGATACTATCTAAGTATTTATCTAACTCTTTTGTTGCTGATCCAGATGCCTCTTCTGATGATTTCTTTACAGCTTCAAGTTGTGTTGGATCTTGTAATATAGCTGAAGCAATTGAAGATCTATTTTTCCCAGCTAATTCTTCAATGATAGCGGTAGCATGGTTTGTACCAAGTTTTTTATCTTGTTCTTGGATTTCTTTATAGATTTTGGCAATACCTAATAATATTTCATAGGTATTTTTGTAATTTCCGTTACTATCAAGAATATCAAAACCCTTATAATCATTAGATGCAACAGCAGTATAATCTTTAATTATTTGTTGCTTTTTAGAATTAGTTGCTTTAACAAAAGCATCAACTTCTTCGTCCATTGCGGAAAGTTCTTCTTCCGCTTCTTCTGTACCAACCAGTCTAAGAGAGATTGTGCGCAAACCCGCTGAAACACTATCTGCGTCCTGAATCGTAGCATTCGCTGTAGTTACCATAGCAGCTGCTTCGTCGATTGTGTTCCCCATAAGCGAAAGAGTGGCTGCCGATCTTTGAAGTGCAGAAGCTAATTCATCAGTTGAGATTGAATAATTGTTACCCACTTCATTTAGTTTATCAACGATTGTAAGTTTGTCTAAATCTTTATATGCCTGTCCCATAGCAACAAGCGATTTAGTAGCATCTTCAATATTATCAAATTCAGATACATTAAAAAGAATATTAGCTGTTTTTGCGCTTTCAGCAGCCTCATCAAGCGACTCACCTAATCTCATGTAGTCTGCCGTGCTTGCTTGAATCTGTTTTGCAGTTGTTCCAACAGCATCCGCAGTATCAAAAGTTTCAGATTGATAATTCTTCAAACTTTGAATACTTTCTTCCGAAACTTTGCGCATTTCTGTAAACTGTGTATCTAAATCCTTAACAACATTAAAACCATACTTCCCAGCATTAATCGCATCATAAAAGCTAAACATACCAGCTACTTGAGCAACTATCTGGTGCAATCTACTTGTTTTAAATGTATCCCATAAACTTTTTCCAGCTCTACCTGCTCGTTCTTCAGCATTAACAATTTCAAGAATTTTACCGTGAATAACATCTAAACTTGCGGATGGATTACCAGATTCAATCTGATGATAATAATCTCTGATTTCAGCCTTTGCTTTTTCAGACATATTAGAATTTTTACGAAGAATTTGAGAAATTTTATTTAATTCTTTCTCACCAGCCAATTGATCATAACCCTTTTGAGCCGCAGTCATATTTGAAACAGTAGAGATTGCTTGTTTTAATTCAGATTCATATTTATCTAATAATGATATGTCTTCAGGTGTAACTAACTGTTTATCTCCAATATTAGTTAAAGTGTTTTGATATAATTTCAATGCTTCTGATACAGCATTAACATTCTTAATATACTCATCACTTGCCCAACCGCTATCTTGAAATCTTTTTAGTGTATCAGAGTATTTAGAAGATTTCCCTTTATATGTATCTAAGCGATTAGTGTATTTAGACAAATTGACATTGGCATTCTGTTCTTTAGCCTGTGTATTTTCCTTAACTTTCTGAGTATTCTGCTCTAATGCATTATTCTCTTCTTTGATGGAACTTGTAGCAGACTCTATGGAAGCAGAAACATCTTTGTCAGGAAATGCGTCTTTCATTGGATTTTGAGATGTGGCAGAAGATTGTATATCCTTTAATATACGTTCCATTTCCTCAGCATTTGTGATAGCTTTATCATCTATTGGAAGAATTTTTGCTGAAGCAATATGATCTTTTTCGTTTATTTGAATTTCATCTAAATGATATCCAATTTTTTGTAATTCTTGATCCACCGCTTTAAAATAATCTGTATCAATACCCTGCATCATATTACTAGGATCAATAAATTTACTAATCTGACGCATGATACCTTTTGAAGCATTTTCTTCTTCTGTTAATTGTCGTACAATTGTATCGTATGTAACATTAGATTTATTTGTTATATAACTATCTCTGTCAGAAGTTCCATATTTCTTCCAATAATCACGAATAGGTGAATTACTATTAGAAACAGAATTTACAGAATTTGCTGTTTGTTCAGCTTGTCTCTGTGTTTCCTTTAGTTCTTCTTGTAATTTATTTTGCTGTTCAATAGCAGGATTAGAACCCGATGAAATATTCGTTTTCTGTCCATTGACTTTTGCTTGTGCTTTAGCAACATCTTCAAGAGCAGAAGTAGCTTTCTTACTTACATCAGTTATATTCTCTACTTGTTTGACAGCACCACTCGTATTGCCACCCATATTACTCATGTTCTTATTAACATTGAGAATGTTCTGACTTAAATCAGAAAGTGATTTGTCAATATTCTGGATAGAAGAGAGCAGTGTCTTAGTACCAGAATCATCTACTTTTCCAAAAGCCTTACTTAGACTTTGTACTTCTGATACAATACTTGATAACTCTTTTGATAAATTCTCAAACTGTTTAAAATCACCAGTTCCCTTACTAAGTGAGTCAAGCATTTTATCAAGCTTCTGAATAGCACTTTCTAACGTTTTTGTATCAATATCAAGTTTGACTTTTCGATCTTCATTGGCAAACTTATCAATTTTTTCATCTGCATCAATGAGTTGTCTTTGTAAATCCTTTATATCTAATTCAATTTTGGCTTTCCAATTCGCCATTCCAGACATATATTAATTCCCTCCTATCTAAATAATTCTTTTGCTTTTCTATCAATAATTTTCTGTACACGACCTCCAAATCCACTTTGAAAATCTCTATTTACAACTTCAAATGGAGGCATACTTTGGTGCATCATCCAACGACCATGACCATGTTCGCCGTTCATAAACATGTAATCGAAAGCTGTCGCAATATTTAATGGTTGTCCTAACCAACCAGGATATGTATCCATTAAAAAGCAATCTGCTTGTAAATTTAAAATATTGCCATTTACAGTTGTTCTTGCTGACTGATACACATTCATAAAATTATTTGTTCTTTCATAACTTTTTGGAGAATAGTCTTTATACCAATCAATCAATGAATTGTGAACAGACTCCTTAAATAACTGATTAATCTCAGGAGTAACTTCTTTTGCCAACTGTTTTTCTTTTTTCTTAACATCTGTCATGATTATTGATGCTAAATCGCCTTTTGCCATTTTCATCACCTCCAAAAATTTCACTATTTTTACACTAAAATAGGAGAGCAGCATCACCCCTCTCCATAAGAAAAGCTCCATACGCTTTGACACGCATAAAGCCTAAATATTTCACAAGAAATTGAATTTACTTAGACTTCTTTGAAATTGCCTTTCTTAGCAAACTCAACAACTTTATCCAATTCTTCCTTTGGAATTTCATCAAGTTTCTTACTTACTGCATCCATAAGTGGTGAGAGAGTAATACTAGCTAAATCAGAGATTCTATCAATCTGCTTGCCAATAAATGCCTGTGCGGTTGTTTCGTTAAACTGCACATCTGACTGCTTCATTGTTAAAATTGTCTTAAACTCACTTAATTCACTCATAGGGATAAGTGGATCTCTCTGATCAGAACCAACCATTAAAATATCAAGCAAACCAGATGACTTTAGCGCATCATATTCTTTAATAAAACTTCCATCTTCAATTTCAAGGTCAGTATATAATTCGATCACAGCACAACAGAACTGTACATACTGGGCAACAGAATTTACGCTAATCTTGTCTGTCTTACGATATTTTGTTTTACCATTATCATCATAAGCTTCCTGCTCAAACATGGTTCTATTTACAATCAACTGTGCATATGCATCTTTCTTAATAATTGATACATAAGGTGTAATTTTGATTTCCTTTAATAAAGATTCTTTCAGTGTACTATTATTATGGCTATTATATTTTTCAACCAATTCTAAAATTTTCATATTTTTATACTCCTTTTATTCCTGATTTTTTTGCAAATAAAAAGAAGCCGACATGCATCGACTTCTTAATCAACTTTATGTACTGAACGGCAGTAACATCCACTTAGCGTTTTTATGCTTACCAATGTTCTTTTGAACATATTCGTGAACTTCTTCTAAGCATCCACAATTCACATCTTCAAGAGTTTGATACTCAAGTGGATCACTCTCATCAATACATACGAGTTTGTAAAACACTCTATTTTCCATATTCAATTGTTCCTCCCAAGAAAATTATTTCAGACAAAACAACTCATAAATATCTACCTGTAACGTTTTTGATAATATCATTGCATTTTTTAGACCTATATCTTTTGTTAAACCATTTTCCAGCCGATTTAATTCACCAGCGGAAATTCCAGTCAAATCTGCAAGATGCTTGAGTGTCCAATTACGTTGCTTTCGATAATACCAAATTTTATTTTCCATATATGTAGTGTGTACAAATCATTTTATCTTATACATATGATACTATAGGTAAAATTGTATGTGTGCAAAATATCAATGTGTAACTGTAAACATCCAACTATACCCATCATTTGTGACCATCGTTGTCTTTTGTGAGAAAGCATCATATTTGATGTATGATATTTGTGGCGATGAGTCACATATATGGTTGTACATATGGGAGTCAATGACATAATTATGAGAAGAGAGTAGTGAGTCTATTTCTTCTGAATACATTGTTTAACCTCAATTTCTGTTCTTGGATTATCTTTATCGACATAACATTCCATTGTTAAAGATGTAATATGTTTACTATCATCATCTATAATAAAACCACTCTCAGACAATCCATCTAAAATAAATTTAGGGCATCCATTGTCAATATCATGTCTACGATTTGTCTTATAATATGTAACAAATTTCATTTCACATTTCTCAATGTGTAGGTTAGAGTAACCTTGGTTATCAATAAACCACTGTATGAAATCCTTCCATTTTTGTTTAAGGGCGTTCATCATAGGTCTTTTCATTATCATCCATTGATTGATAGTAGGGTGATAAGGATTCTCTATTGGTTTCTTACTCGCCCTTGGATGCTTTTTGAAATAATATTTTTCGTATTCTTCAAGTGTTGAATTATCAATCACTAATTTTATATTTTCCGTTTGTTTCACTCCATTTCATAATAGAAGAGTGGCATCCGAAGAAACCACTCATCATATTAAAAACCTTTTTTCAAATTTTCTTTATATTTCTCCATTATTACTTCCATCGACACATCAACCTGACCGTTTGTACGACCAAGAGAAGATAATAATTCTTCATAGCGTTTATGGATATCAATCACATGGTCAAACTGTTCTTTACTATATTTTCTTCCACATCCAATTGCCGATGCTATATCAAGAATCTCATAACGCCAATCATTGATATTTTTATCTTGAATCATTAAGGTAAGTTTTTCCAAATCATCCTTAATTAACCTATCATGCCGTATAGACTGTTTCGTGTCTTCCTCTTGCTTTTGCTTTAACTCATTCAAACCATTTGCAGTCTGTACAAGCAACTCATGAACTTCATTTTTTTTACGAACCCAACTTACAGGTCGTTTGATAATTTCGGAAAACTTGCCTATTAAAGTTGCAGCAGTAACAACAACGGAAATAAATAGAAATATAAGAATCAATACACTGATAAAATTATACTGTGATAACTGTTGAAGTGCTTCTGTCATAGTAGCACCTCACTTACTTCTCTTTGAACTTTTCAATTAGATTCTTAAACGCTTCATAACATCCTGTAGATGCCAAACCAGAAATTAAACCACCAAGTAAAATTTCAGGTGTAAATTTTCCATTAATCCAAATGTTAAGTCCCACTCCAAGAACGCCCATAATAACAGGAATAAATGAATTGATTTTATCTGTCTTAATAACATTCTTGAGCATATAACCGATACACAAACAGATACCTACAATAATAGGAACTGCATATTGCTCTAAAAATCCTAAGTCCATATTAGTTTCCCTCCTTATTCATCCACACCCAATCTATGATTTGACCACATATAGGGCATGGAGATTGATAACAATTCAACTCCGTATAACAACGCTGACAGTACGGATATCCACCGTCTAATTCTATTTCTGGTTCAATAGGAGTTGAGATTGGTATATTTTTATATTTTTCGTTCATGTGAATTACCTATGAAAGCTCATAATTACACCACTTTTTATACACATCTGTCGTAGCGGACTTTAAAAATACCATTGCTAAAATCGCATTATCTTTATCATCAATACTTGCATAAATATCAATTGGATAAATATTATTCTTAATATACAATAATTGCTGTTTTGGATTGACAATTCTAACAACTTCATGTGGCAAGTAATTTCTCACTTCTTTTAAATTTGTTTCTACCATATTTTCCTTTTTGATCCTTTATTAATGTAAAAAATAGGGGAATATAACAACACTATTGAATAGTCAAGTTACATTCCCCTATTAGAATTTTCTAAAATCACTATTCAATAACACCATCATCTTTAACCTTTTTGACTCGTGGCTTCTTATAATACTTTGTTGAAACTTCTTCATTGTCAGAAATAACAGTTTCAATCTCTTTGAATACTTCATCAGTTTTTTCAACTGGTTTTGTTTCTTCGTTAATCTTCATAATTGCTTTTTGATAGCTCTCGCCAAAGTTTGCAATCTGAGACAGATCCAATTCATTAAGCTGTGCCTTTGCATCATCTGCTGAAATTTTTTTGTCTTCATAGTCAGAAGTTACAGTATAAATGTTCTTGCAATTCTCAGAACAATATGCAAAATACCATGTTGGTTTATTTCTATCTTCTGGTCGACATTGAGGACAGAAAAGATGTTCCTTCTTACACACACAGCAGGTTCTTAAACCTCTTTTATTCATTTATTCATCTCCTTAATATAATAAGAGGGCAGTACATAACCGCCCTCAATATTATTCTTCAGATTAGGCTTCCTCTTCCTCATCAATAAAGTAGATTTCAACCATTTCCTGACCTACAGAACAAGTATCTGTAAGGATTGCACCCTTGTAATCCATTGTCTGAGAATCTCCACCCTCAAGAGCAATAGATACTTCTGGACTAGGGATAAATGATGGAATATGAATAACAACTGCACGATAGCCACCATTCACATTACACTTGTCAACTGCAAGAGCCTTGAAGTAAAGTTCGTGAGCCTTTGGATACTTATCACCAGAGATAGTAACCTTTGCACCACTCTTAACTTTCTTTTTGAATTTAACAAGATACTGGACTTCATCTGGATCGGCTGGTGGTGTAAGAATATGTTCTCCTTCAAGATCAACCTTAAATTCAGTTGATGTAGCAGAAACACCTTTCTTATATGCTTTGCCAAGAGAACCATTTGTAGACAGAGCATTTACAACAAATGAATCTTCAACTGCATCTGTAATATCAAGTGTTTCACCAGCCTTCACAATCTTAAAGATTGGCATTTCAATCTCATGCTCATTTGAAGCTACTTCTGCATCAGTTGCAGATACAATTTCAGCAATTGCAAGGTTAAGGAAAGCGTTAGTAGCTGTGATTTCACCTGTCTTACCAGAATACTTTCTGTAAACGAGATTTCCATCCTTATCCTTTACATCTGTTGAATCTGCTGTAATATCAATGGTTGCATTCTGAAGCTGTGTCAGAGCATAAAGAGCCTTATCAGTTAAAGCACCGTATCCGAACTGAAGACGGTCAATAATTACGTCACCTAATTTAAATGCCATAATAAAAATCCTCCTTAAAAATATAAAAATTTGTATTAAAAAAGAGCGACCAATAAATCGCTCATAGTTCACTAATTATTCATGCAATTCACGCATGAAATTAAATTGTTCTTTTGGGATTTTACTTACATCACAGAATCCACTATACGATCCTGCCATAAGTGCACGACTTGATTCATAGACTTGTAATCTCTGTACAGAGTCCATAAATTCACAAATCCCCATTTGTCGTAACTCTTGCAATTTATACTTGAATCCTGGATGATTTACACAAGCAGACACCAATGGAAGAAGAGTAGAACTATCTTTATCGGTACGTTGTGCTGCATTCATCCTATCTTCATCTACCATCCATTCCTTTGTGATTTTTCCTTTTGCCATTTCAATCTTTGGATGAATATTAAGCATAGATCTTACATATTCTGCAATTTGATTGTATTCAGATTCCTTTAGTATAAAGTCTTTATCTTTATCATATAGACATAATTCGGAAGTGTCTGAATCAGGTGATTTTATATTCATCAACTGCATTTTTTCGATTTTATAATCTGGAAAAATTAAACGCATTGCAGAAAAATCAAACGATGGAATTTTATTTAAAATATCAAAGACTTCAATATCATGTATTTTACACCAATCTATTTTTGCATCCCAAAGCATAACACGAATAGAAGTGGAATTATATAGAATAGGAGATAAGCCAGAATAAAACTTTGATTCTCCCATGTCTAAAATATCATAAATCTTAGGTTGCACAATTTTGATTCCAGCAACATAAAAATCTTCACCGAAATACATTGCAAGTGGATCAAATTCATACTCTTTTTTATTTTCTGCTTGTTTCTTTTGTGCATCCGCCAATACAGCAGCTTGAAGTCCATCCAACATATCAGTGTTTTGCTGTGCCATTATATCACCGCCTTAACTGATAGTTCATCATCTGCGATTGTCCACCATAAGGTGTTTGAACCGAACTGTTTAGATCTGTAAGCTGGAATACGAGAGTACGTACAAGATAATTATTATCCGTTGTGGACTCACGATTAGATATAAGATGTGTTTGCATTCCAAAGATATTAGACCAAGCAAATTTTTCTCTGAGAATAGAAGCAATTAAATCGTGCCTTGGAATACCAGTTAATTTATCCATTCTATCATTACCATGCACAAAAATAGTAAATGTAACTAACGTATCTTTTAATCCAGGTTGATATTTTACTGTATCTTGAAAACTAACTTGATAACATATATAATGTTTAACCTCTGTCTGAGTATCTGGAATAAATAAAAAAGGACGAATATTTGAATCACTGCCAAAATATCTATCCCATTCGCCAAGTGGTTCGTATTCTTTCTTTTCCTCGTTCCATTCCCAATTGATATTTCCGTCATCATTAAACAATTCAGATTCGAGTTCTTTTTCGTTTAATGCGTATAAAAGACACGGATTTGACAGCAAAGCTTGTTTAATTTTCTTTTTATACTGAATATTTTCATCATCAGGAGTAGTTCTATATGCACGAAGTTTATTTAACAAATCATTCTTTGTAACTAATTTTTCTGCCATAAAACACCTCCTATTCGACTAATTCTAACGGCAAAATTTCAGATTCAATCGGCAAGTCATCCTTAACAATTTCACACTTAACAGACAATATTTTGCCGATAGTAGAAGTGTCATTAGGAAACTTTACTTTCTTTTGGTTATACTCTGTACCATCTCGCCATGTAACTTTATCTGTCCAATCTTCATTATCAATAGAGCAAGTCCATGTAAAGGTTGCATCAGCATATTCAGTTGTAATGTCTTCGTTGGAATCATTGAATAGATTTACTGTAAGATTTTTATAAGAACCGCCAACCTTGATTGTTGAAGTGGATGCTGAAATTCTTGCTGTAATAGAAGATGGGGTAGGAGTTGGAGTGTCTGGATCTGATGGGGCGATTTCTGAATCGAAATAATTCGCATACATTTCGCCTGTTTCAAGATTGACATAATCGGTATGTTCGTTAAAGAAACCACTATAAATAGTTAATTTTTGTATCCCGAATGGTTGAACGTTTTCACATTTTGTCACTGTCCATGCCA